TGTGGTTGCAGGTGTGAGCATGAAATTGGATGCTTGGTGGTATGAGTTTGGCGGTGGGGCATGTAACATTTTGCTTGCTGATGGACAGCCTATTCCTGCTAACGCATACAGTTCAGACCCTGTTGAGCTTGTTGACCCTGTTGAGCCTGTTGACCCTGTGATTCCTGACCCTACACCTACTACACCTGTCGTTTACCCTACAGAACCACCTGTTGTTGTGCCTGTTGAACCTGTTGACCCTGTTCCCCCTGTTGTAGTCCCTGTAGAGCCTGTAGTGCCTGTAGAGCCTGTTGTGACCCCTGAACCGATACCTACTGTAGAACCTACCTTAGAGCCTGTTGTTGAGCCTGTAGAGCCTGTTTTGACCCCTGCACAGCAATATCAGGCTGTTTTAGACAATTTGATGACTGAAGCTCAGGCTGATGACATTCAAGTCCCCGAAAACATTGCTTCAATACCATTGCTCGGTGACACAGCGGTTGCATTGATCAACGCATTCAATTTCGTCGGCAACATAGGTGCAGACATGTCCCCTAAAGTGCGTAAACAGGCTAAACAGACTCTCGTCTCAGCTGTGATTGTTACTCAAATTGCTCAACTATCTACGCAAACCGCTATGTCTGCAGCAACTGCATCTGTTGCAGCAAGTTCACCAAAACAAAGGAAGATAGATAAATGAAATTCTTGAAAGACATCATCGGACAGTTATGGACTCTACTAGGAATGTTTGTTGCTTGGATAGTTTTGGAAGGTTCAGCTAAGACTGTTATCGGGTATTGCATACTTGCGAGCATCGTCATCTGGGCTGTAACTTTCCCTATACGCAATAAAGACGATTAGTTTACGTTTTTACGTTTTATACGTTTACGCTGTTCAGGTGTTGCTCCACCCCAAATACCAAAATCTTCATACATGCCTACTTGTAAACATTTAGCCATTACAGGGCATCTCATACAGATTTCCCTTGCAGTGTCGGTGGCCATAATACGCATCGCCGATTGACCTGGTGTAGATAAATCTTCGGGAAAGAAGATGTCTGGCACTTGCTCACATTCGACACCACCATTATCGATAATTGCTTCATGTAAATCTAGGGTGATGCGATCTATAGTCAATTTGTCGTAGGTCATCTTTATAGTGTAGTTATGAAGAATCCCGAAATACAGCAAATCCTAAATAAAGCAATTCTTTTAGGTAACTTTGAGAACAACAGTCCCGAATGGCATGAGCTACGCAACACTGTAGGAGTCATTTCAGGGTCAGAGATAGGTGCAATTCTTGGTTTATCTCCGTTTACTTCTGCAGTCACTTTGTGGGCTGAGAAGACAGGCAAGATTGAACGTGACTTTGTAGGTAACTCTGCTATGCGTTTAGGTCAACTTGTTGAACCGGCAATCCGTCAGCTCTATCAGGAGCAACATACAGATCATGTTGTGCAGGAAGTCGGCACTTATGCTGCAGCTTCAGCGTCATGGATGCACGCTAACCCTGATGCAGTTTGTTTAGATGAAACAGGTGCAGGCTACATTCTGGAGATAAAGCACACAGCACTTTATTGGGATGCTGTCCCTGAACATTACAAGGCTCAAGTCTTTTGGTATATGTTTGTTTTCGGCCTAAAACGTGCAGTGTTTGCTGTAGTCAATGCAGGCAGATACAAAGAGTATGAAGTGTTGTGGGATGACTTCGAATGGGAAGCAATATTGCAACGTGTAAAAGACTTTAGACAGAATGTGCTAGATAACGTTCAGCCTGAATGGGATGGCTCGGAAAGCACCTTTGAGACTGCACGCAAACTCTCTCCAGGTATCGAAACAAGGGATGAAGAATTAGGGCAACTCGGTATAGAACTTATAAACGCTCAAACAGATTTTGATGCAGCTGAAACACATCTGCGTGAAATGAAGTCTCGAACAATCGGGGCTTTAAACGGTGCTAAATCGGGGACTATTGATGGGCAAGTAGTTGTTACGCTCAGTCAACGTGCCGGTGGAGTGCCATACCTAACAATCAAGAAAGCGAAATAATGCCAAAACTAAAAGACATCACAGGGCTAAAAGTTGGTGACAAGATTGCAATAGTGATCAACAACAAACCTAAAGAGAACACAAGCATTTCAGGAGTTCTTACAGGTATCAGCAACTGGAGTGAAGATAAAGTTGCTTTACAAATCCGTGACCTTCCACAATGGATTTATTTAGAAGATAACTACTCAGTCACCTGGTCAACTAATGAGTGAATGTAAAGTCTGTCAGACTACCGAGAAAATTGTTTATTCAGGTGTAGATGCTTTACTACTAGGCATACCAGGTGCTGAAACAGGCATAATCTGTTATCCATGTGCAAACACTGCACGTCAAACCAAACAGGAAGAACAAGACAATGGCACACTTCAATCTGAGTGAATATCAGACAGTTCAAGAACGCATAGACCTATTCTGGGTTAAGTATCCTAATGGCAGGCTGCATACAGAGCTTGTATCGTTTACACCAGATCAGGTTGTTTTTAAGGCTGAATGTTATGCCGATAAAGATGACGTTTACCCTTTGGCTGTAGATTACGCTGAAGAACGTTTAGGGTCATCACCAATCAACAAAACATCTTTTGTCGAGAACTGCAGCACATCAGCACTCGGTAGATGTATCAGCTTGCTCGGTAATGAGTTCAGTCCTAAAGGTAAAAGACCTAGTGCATCCGAAATGTCTAAAGTTGCCAGGCTAACTGTCGAACCGGTAGAACGAAACTGGTCAACTGCTCTAGCAAACATTAACGACATTGAAGGTTTACGATCACTCTACAATGAAGCGAAACAAGGTAAAGCACCGTCTAGTATTCTGGAAGCAATCAAAGGTAAGGCTGATGGAATCTCTGGAGCTAAAACAGCAAATTAGCGTGTTACAAGCGAACGTGCTTGAACTCGGTGAACTTGTTGTGCTACTTCGGGGAGACCCTATTTTGCGAGCAAAAATGCTTGCTAGGCTTGCCGAACAGACTGCCAGACTCAACTATTTAGTTTCTTTCAGCGTGGATTAGGCATTTAGGCATGTTATGTGCTTGAATACTTTGCTATAAGGTAAGATAAAAGCGGAGCCAATCCGCTTGACAGATTGACCCCGCAAAACCGATAACTCTACTATCGGCTATTTCATTCTAACAAATGCGTAGCCGAATTAAGGCTAAGAATGAATAAACCTAAAAACAGTTTTGAAGCTGTCAAAATGGTTTTAGATTGTGCACCTAAAGACTTGACTCTAGTTCAACGTCTTGTGTTAATACAGATTGCACATCATTATCCGACACCACATTTAAGTCAAAAGACTCTTGCAGCTGAAATAGGTTGTAGGCGTGTTGATACTGTGAATCGTGCCATCGCTGTTTTGGTGAAACGTGATCTGTTGATTATGAAGCGTCAAGGCCACATGAAGGCAAACAAATATGAGTTGAACTACGGTTCTACCATATACGTTGAAACCGTCTCTATGACTACACGCCAAACCGCTGTTCATTTATACGGTCAAACCGTTAACAAACAAAGAATACTTAAAGAAGATAACAAAGCGTTTTTTGATTTTTTGAGTAATTTCCCAAACATGACTGTTGATGAAGTGAAGGTCTTTCGTGCCTGGTCTAAAGCACTCCTAAAAGACGCTAGCGAAGATTTACTTGTTACTGCTTCGCAGACTAATAGGGAAATGCTTGAACCTGATGCGTGGTTAAATTTTGAAAAGTGGCGTGGATATAAACCTGAGATAGATGAAATCGCAATACTAAGAGAACAGAGCAAAAAATGAACGTTGATTACATGAATGAGTCCAGAGTGTTGGGTGGCTTGATGGAATTAGGTGATGAAGCGTATTTTGCTTTGGAATGGGACACCAAGTTTTTTAGTCAGACTCCGATGATTGAGATTATGCAGCTGATACTAGATCAGATTGATGCTGGTGAACCTTATGACCGTTGGACTATTGGTGTGAAGGCTAAACAAAAGTTTGGTAATGGTGACTTGTTTATTGTCATTATCAACTGTTGGGAAGATAAACCTTTTGGGTTGGTTGATTTGTCGTTTTGGCATAAGTTGTTGATGGAGTGTTGGCAGGCTCGTGTTACTGCTTTGCAGGCTCAAATCATTATCTCTAATCCTGACAAGATGTTGGAAGCAGTCCAGGCGATTGCTGATGCTCAAGCTGTCACGAATAGTGTTGAGTCTTTGAATACTGTGCAAGAAGATTTTGATGCTCATTTAAAGGCTCGTGAAGATGGTGTGGCTTTGATTTCCACTGGTGAGCCTAGTATTGATGTTTTGTTGGGTGGTGGTTGGCGAGCTGGCGTTTATGGTGTTGCTGGTAGGCCGAAGCAGGGTAAATCTATGGTTTTGCTTCATTTTGCTCGTAAGCTGGCGGAGCAGGGTCGTAAGGTTTTGTTTGTTTCCTATGAGATGGATGAAGGTCAGGTTTATGATCGCCTTATTGCTTCTGTTACTGGTGTTGATTCTAATTTGATTGCTAAGAATGATTTATCTGTGAGACTGATGATGG